GTTATACACAATCCGCAAATTCCTTGTAACCGCAAGGGTTTCCCGCCCTGAAGAAGATGAATTCTTTACCGCACTCAGAGCGTTAGACCGTCTGATAGTTGAGGACGCTAAAACCCTCCAGATGGCTGGAAGTTCACTAGACTAAACCCATGTCCCAACAAGACTGGCTGACCTGCCCCGACTGCAATATCAGTTGGTTGTATGCCGAAGGCAAGTACTGTGCGATTTGTAAAGAACGAGGGGAACATGACACCGAACCCACTTACGAAGACTGAACCACCAATGGTGTTAGTCCACTGGGCTGACACACATCTTTCCGATGGCGGATGGCTCGACATGGACGAGTACGAAGATGACGGTGAATGTATTGTTGCAAGTTTAGGTTTCATGGTTGCTGTTGGCGATGCAGGTTCGAAGAAAGACCACGTGAATTTGTGGCAGACGTTATGTAAGGGCGAAGGTATCCACGCAATCCATATTCCTGCTGGGATGGTGCGGTCAATAAAAATCTTGGGATAGTCCTTGACATAGGTATCACAGCCGTGTATGGTGATACATGAAGGAATCACTATGAAAGGGAACACATGCAAATCACACGTCATCGTGTAACAAAACCAACCCACGGCGAGCAAGACTGGTTAGACATACGCTTCTGGGATAATCAGAAACGTAAACGAGTATCAGCGTCAGCAGTAGCCGCAATCTACGGGCTACATCCGTTTGTGCCAGCAGACAAATATGCTGCGGAACTGTTAGGTGATATTCCCCCTGCACCTATCCCTCCGAACCCTGCAATGGAACGCGGCAACCGTTTGGAACCGTTCGTGTTGGAATGGGCTAGAGATAAAACAGGTATCGATTACATCACCCCTGAAGAAATGTTTGTTGCTGAAACAGACGCAGGTGCGCGGATGATTTCTACTTTGGATGGTTTCTACGAGTCGGACACCGAACGTAAGGTGTTGGAAATTAAAACGATGAACCGTGAATGGCAAGGCGAACTACCTGACTACTGGCGTATCCAAGGTATTCAACAAGCCATCTGTTCTGACGTAAGACAGATTACGTGGGCTGTATTCGACTCAACAATGGTGCTTCATATCCATGAGCAAATCATTAGTGATGGTGAGATTGAAGAACACTGTGAGAAGGTTGCCAAATGGTTGACCTCAATTGATTTGGGTATGACCCCAGAAGGAGTCCATTGGTCTTATGAAACTATTACCGCTCGTTACCAGAAGCCTGCACCTACGTCTATTGAACTTCCGCATACGGCTAAAGAGTTGGTTACACAACTGAAGCATGTCAAGTCGGAACTTAAAGCGTACGGTGAAATTGAGGACAGGTTGAAAGCAGAACTGTGCGATTTGATTGGACCGAACGAAGTTGCTACTGTCGATGGAACAATCATTGCAACATGGAAGGGCAAGTCGTGGGCTTCATTGGACATTAAATCGTTGAAGATGAATGAGCCTGCTCTTACAGAAAAATATAGTAAGCAAGTAACCAACAGAACACTTCTCTTGAAAGGGGAAAGATAATGAAACTAGAAGAAATCCTTGACGCATACGGTGTGCCAGACCCAAAGATTGTTGGCAAACTACCTAAAGGTGGAACCGCGCTCGATTTTGTCGGGCATGCGGATATAACCCGCATCCTCCTCACCATCGACCCGACATGGCGTTGGGTTCCTATTGCATGGGATAACGGTCGACCAGCAATCCATGTTGAGAACGGCATTGCAACCATGTGGGGTGAACTCACAATCCTCGGACAAGCCCGTTTGGGTGTTGGTTCGGTGCGTGCAGACAAACAAGAACTAGACAAAGAACTTGTCGGTGACTTCCTTCGTAACGCTGCAATGCGTTTCGGTATCTGCCTATCGTTGTGGACTAAACAAGAATGGGATGACAACGCTAAACTTGCACCAGCACCCAAGGTAGCCAAAGCAGAACCTGCTGGTGATGCACCGCTATCACAAGAACAGATTGAACAGTTCATTTCTGCTTGCGAGAAGGCAGGGTTCACACCTGAAACTGTTGCCGCTAATGCCAAAGTGAACTGGGGCAAAGGTGCAATCATATTGAGCAGTCATCTTCCGTTGTTGCGTTCAGCGTTCAACGATTTGAAATCATTTAAGGAAGGCGCATAATGGCGGCGACACGTACCGTTGACCCTGCAGGCATCTATCGTTCTACAAAGATGGTGTCGTTGCGGTTGACCAGTATTCAGATGGAACATATTGCGAAACTTTCGGAGAAGCGTGGAGTGTCACGTAGTCTTTTGTTTCGACAGTTATTGGCGGAGGAAATGTCCCGTGTCTAAGGAACGTGCTAAAGGCACGAACTTCGAGACGTTCATAGTGAACTATTTGAAAGACATGTATCCGTTTGTTGAACGCCGTTCGTTGAATGGTGCTTTAGATAAGGGCGACATCACAGGTACTGACCCACGTTTAGTTTGGGAATGTAAAAACCATAAGACATTGAACTTTTCGGGCTGGTTGCATGAGGCTGAGGTTGAACGTATCAATGCTGGTGCTGAGATTGGGATTGTGGTTGCGAAGCGTCGCAGTTACGGTAATCCTGCTGACCAGTATGCGGTCTTAAGGTTGGATGAGTTGTTGAAACTGTTGAAGAAAGCAGGTTACTAATGACACTGTTTAATGTTGGTGACAAAGTAATTATCGATGATGAGTCAGGCACTATCGAGTCTGTCATCGTTGGTACTCAAGGCAACAAATATGATGTGCGTTACGGACATACCTTCATCATTGCTAGTGATGTACCTGAAGATGAAATAGAACCATGGGTGGAGGATGAACAGTAATGGATGACATCACCCGTGAACTATACGAATGTTTAATGGAACGCATCTACGGACTGAAACATCCAATCGGGTGGGTTGGTGCAACACCGCGTGAACGTGAAGCAATGGACGCATACATCAACCGTGGGTATGAATCACAAAAACCTATAGTTGAACGTACCGTCAGTGACATCGAATGATAGAACGCACCGAAGGGTATGTTCCATCACATGACATCAACCCGCATGACTTCACAAAAGATTTAGCGTTCGGACATGAAGGCGAAGAGATTGTTAAAACATTTCTTGCTGACTTAAGTAACGGTTCATTCGAAGTGAAGTATGACAGATACCGTAATGGTCGTATCTTTGTTGAGTTTGAACAGAATCCGCATAACAGTGGATGGAAACCATCAGGTATCGCTGTGACTAAAGCACGTTGGTGGGTGTATTTGTTTTCGCCATCAGCGTTTGTTATAATAGAAACCAGCAGGTTACGCCGTTACATCAAGGCAAACATTCAACATCTGCCCGAGCGCATCGCAGCGCAAACATCCGACAACCCAGCGAAAGGCATACTTATATATCCAGAGCAAGTGAAGGAGTTGATGTCACTATCCGCCTACGATTAGGAGAATAAATTGTTGAAACGTATCATCGCAAGTTTTGTAAGTTTGATTGCTTTAGGGGCAACGGTAGCAGTAGCCGAACAACCATCTGCCGAAGGGACACCATCATCGACAATAAACATTCGCAATATAAGGGAAGCACTACCACCAATTACAATTCCATCTACCGCTTTACAAGGTAAGTGGTGGGGGTTGGCTCGGCAGGTTGGTTGGGCTGAAAAAGATTTACTGATATTAGATTTCGTTATTGACAGAGAAAGCAGAGGGGATAACAAAGCATGGAACAGACAAGACCCGTTCGGAGGAAGCCGTTGCATCCTTCAGATAAACGGAAGTTGGACAAAATGGCTACGCGAAAAAGACATCCTTCAACGACCAGCCGACCTATTCAACCCAACAGTCTGCCTTACGGCAGGGCTTGCCATCCATCAGTATGGGATGGACAGGTACGGGTGGGGTTGGAATCCTTGGGCGATACCAGCCCCCTGATATAGTTGAAATATGAAGGGACGTACAGCACAGCGATGGTTTTGTGACCGTTGTGGTATGACCTTAAACACCTATGTCCGTGTATCTGAACCCCCAACACACGTGTGTATTAGTGCAGAAGACAACAGAATATCATCCAACAGACAACCAATGAAAGAGAAGGTAGGCAAATGAATAACATCACCATCGTAGGGAACTGCGGTAAACCAATCGAACTGAAATACGGTGCGAACGGTAAAGCAATCGGCAACTTCACTGTTGCCACAACATCAGGCAAAGATGACAAGAAGCAAACAACATGGCATAACGTCACCGTGTTTGGTGACATGGCAGAAACTGCGGCGTCTTCTATTGAGAAGGGTTCCCGTGTAATTGTGGTAGGTAAGTTAGACATCTCTTCGTATGAGAAAGATGGCAACAAAGTGTGGACAACCAAAATCCTCGCAGACGAAATCGGTTTGACGATGCGATTCAACGCTGTGTTCGCTGACAAGACTGAACGTAACCTTGCGATGGTTACAGAAAAGTTTGGTGCGGTGCCGTTTCTTGGGAATGATTCATTCTAATGGATATTATGATGCTTGATTTCGAGCAGTGGTTAGAGATTGGTATGCGGGCGGGGTTTGTTTCTCCGCCTGTATGCCACACCCATGACGGTGTACCTCTATCTATTACAGAGGAAGCAGATTTCATGGAAGGTTCAGACCCTTGTATCCATGTGATGCGATGCTATGAATCTAAAGAGATGAAAGAAGCAGTGGAAGCAAACAGTTTTGCGATGATAGAAATGAGGAATCCGTTTCGTGAAGAACTCAACTGATGGTGCAGAGGTGCTAACCGAAGCATACGATTTGATTACAGGTGCCAGACATGATGAGTACGCTCACCCGTTAGAGGATTATACGCAGACCCGCGATATTTTTGAGGGGCTGACAGGTGTGTCTTTAACTGTTGAGCAAGCCATTCTGTTTATGGTGAGTGTTAAGTTGTCGCGTCTTAGGACAGCATTGGAAGCGGGCAGGTGGTCACATGACACTGTTGTTGATGTGGCTGGGTACATCGGGTGTTTGGCTATGGTGAAAGAAAAACTGTGGAACAAATAACTAAGTTGCGTTGCAACAAATGTGGGTTCACAGTGAAACTAGATAAGCAAAGACTGGTCGGCTGTGGTTGTGACCCTGATGCGCCTTCGTGGATTGCGTTGGAGAAGACTGGACGATTATTAAAAATGTCTGACGCGAACTATGATGTGATGGAAACCAATGCGTGACAGTGGGAAACCTTCTCCGTGTCCGTGTGTTGGTGAACGGATAACAAGGGAGATACAGTGTGGAAAATATGAGGAAGACGAAGACGACTGAAGAAATTATTGCTGACTTAAGAAAGCAAGTACAGCAGTTACAAGAGTTGATAAGCCAGTTGAAGGGTGACATGGCTTCTATTGAAAGGGAACTAAACCGATGACAGCATTAAAGTATTTAGGATGGTTTGATGATGCGGTGTGCAAAGGTATGGATGGCAACATCTTTTTCCCTGACACACCTACAGGTATCTCGACCAAAGGTATTTTCGTTGATGCACAAGCAGTGTGTAAAGGTTGCTCTGTGAAGAAGCAGTGTCTTGCGTTTGCTATGGAAGCAGAAGAGTTTGAGCAACGTAGGTACGGTGTGTGGGGTGGCAAGACCCCTGCCGAACGTTCAGCACTACGTTGGGGGAAATGAAAAGCCCCACTCAACGCTAGGGAAGGGGAAACCTTTGCGGAATGGGGCAGTTCAGGTCTTAGTCTAACATGGTTTTGTTTATTTTGCTCACCTTGTAATCTGCCAGTTTATAGAGCAGGCTGTTGTCGGCTGTTGCTTGGGCACATTCGGCGGTACGGAACTTGCAGGCTTTGTTGATGTCGCGGGTGAAAGCGTGTTTGCGTTCTGTGCCACGCCACCACCCGTACTCTTTGCCTACTACTAGTCGGACTACTACGTACAGGTATCGGGGGGTGTGTTGTAATGCCTGCTGTTTTTTGGTGTCTTGTCGTTGCCAGTTCCAGTAGCGGTAACGACTGGCTGGTGTTCTCAACTGTTTTCGTATTCGTTAAGTTCATGTATTAAGACAGTCCAACCCCAACGCTTACGTAGCACCTCTACTACCTCACGTGCTGTGGGTTCGTTTGTTATCCATGTGTTGATGAAGTCATCGATGATGTCGTTGCTAGTTTCCATGAGCGTCCTTGTTCATGTGTGCTAGACCTTCGGCAAGTTTTCTACAGTTCTCTTCTTCGCCTTCAATGAAGTGGCTGTCTCCCGAGTACCCATTCAGCCACTCACCCGACAACCAGTTGAAGATTGTTCCCATTGGATAATGTTGTTCTTCTTCTTCGGTGTTGTGATACCACTCGCCCAACTCTGTGTCAAAGGTGATGATGAAGTGATGTAGTTTTGCGTTCTCTTTTGCTTGTTCTTGTGCGCTCATTTGTTTGCCCCTTCGTCTATTGTTATCGAGATAAGAACATCGTCTTGTTCTGTTGTGTATCTATTCCATTCCATGATGTCACCGCTTTCCCATAAAGTTTTTGCTTGTTCTTCACTCTCTGCATCAACCCAATAGGTTGCTGTGCATGTTTCTTCTACGTCTATTTTGTAAGTCTTCATTTTGCTCTCTTTCCTAGTTGCCATTTGTAACGGTCACGGATAGCCTGCTCACGCTCAATCTTTTTTAGATACTGCTTCGTTGCTACCGTGTACCCCACTGCGAACCATATGATTACCAGTGCGTAGTTCATGAGTTCTCTCCGTTCGCAACATCAAACGCTTCAACATCAAAAGCCCCTGCGGTTTCCATGTCTAGCCCGTGTTGGTCTAGTAGTTGGGCTATCGCATTTGCTTCTGCTTGTTCTTCGTTCTCTGCCATAACATTGGTGATGAGACTGAAGTAACTACCTACGAACCTGACACACCACTCTGTTTCTGTTGTCACGGTCATTGTGTCACCGCCTGTTTCATGCCCTGCTCAATCAACCACTGCGCCTGATTAAGTTGCTCAAGCATCGCTATCGTTTGCATAGGTTGTAACTCGCCTGTCCTGATACCTTCCGACAGTAGAAAACGTAAGTCCTCGAACTGGCGGATGATTTCTGCTCTGATTGTTTCTGTTGTCATTGCTGTTCTCCTTTGTTGTTGGTTGTTGTATCCATTATTTTGCAGTAACAGTGATGGCAAAGTTCATACTCGTCCATCTCTGCAACTGCTGTTAGTTCATGCTCACAGTTTTTACAATTCATTGCTTTTCCCTTCTTTTAATTCTGCGTAATCTAACCCAGCATCCATAATCCACTGGTTTACATCGTTGCCAGCATTCTCCCACTCGTCAAACTCTTTACATATTTTTTCCCAGCCAGCATCGGTGAGTTCCAACCCGTCATAGTTTTCAAACTGTGGTTTGTCCCACCAAAGAATACAAACTTCCTGTTCGGGGGAATACCGACTCAACATTTCAATCGCTTGTTTTGCTTTCATTGCTGTTCTCCTTCTGTTGGACAGTCCGAATATGGATTTTCGTTACCTTCGTTATCTTCACATCCACACCAGTTAAATATCGCAACCTGTGTTTCGTGTGTTAGGTCAGCCATTTCGCCCCAACTGTAGGAGCGTTGGCTTGGGTCTGTGTCTTGCTTCATGCCTGTACCCTTTCTGCTTGTTGTTTGTATTGTCTGACCTGACAAGCGTGCGCAAGCCAGTACTGCTCTAATGGGTCGCCCCGTGTTGCTTTCGCATTGCGGTCTGCTCGTTTCGCTTCCGCTTCATACGCTTTCAATATCGCGTTAATGTTCAGTTGCTTTGTGCGTGCCACTAGTAAGCCCTCACCTTCTGCTCTAGTTCGTTGATGAGGGTCTGCTGTGCTAGCACTTCCAACTTCAATGTTTCTATCTTCTCCTGCGCGCTCTCTAAGTCCATTTCGACATAGTATTTTTCGGTATCCAACATCTCCCAATAAAAGGGCGCGTCCTGCTCTGCCACCCTGCACACTTCGGCAATGACAAGGTTCGCAAGTTCAATCTGTTTCCCTGTTGCTGGTGCTCCCATAAAACTAAAAGAATGGCGGTTTGCTTCTCCGACCCATTCCCCGTTCTTGTTCTTGCAAGCGTGCCCCGCGTGCATTTCACGCTCGCCACCATTG